AAAGTTTACTGATATGTTGAAAAGCTTATCCAAACCAGATCCATGGAAAATAAAAGCACCGAGTTCATTGATCTTTCCAGTCCAGTTGTTATCGGCTTTAACATACTTCTCTGAAATTACATCGATAGCTACTTTATTTTTTGCAGTATCGAGAAGCTTTGAATAAGAGTTCATCTTGACGTAGTTCTCTTTTACTTCGTCGATAAGTCTTCTGAAAACTTCGTTCTTATCCTTATCGGAGTTTCCAGAGAGTAAGAATATTGCAGTTGTTGTGTTGTCCATAGGTTAGATTCTCCTTTTATCTTTCATATGCTTCGTATGTGGGAATAATATCTGTGGAGATAGTTTGATTCATGAAAACCACAAGATCTGTATCATAAATATTATCATGAAATACAATATCGATACAATCTTTATGAAGCGTTAGAGTTCTGTCACATTTTCTACGAAACAACATACTTTCGATGGTTTCATAATACTCACAAACAGATGGATCCATCTGTATAAATGCAGATCCATTACCCTTACTTTTTAACCCATTCAAAGTATCCAAAAGCTTATCTACTACTTCAAATATCTTTGGATTATTTTCTCTTGAAACAGAGAATTTTGCCCCTCTAAATGGGTACATTGACGATATACATATAGTATTATTGTCAAGATTTTTGATGTCTATAATACTTGCCATCCTACCTCCTTTTTTATAAAAACCACATACTATTAATAAGTTTAACAGACTTTATATTTTAAAAATGGAGGTAAAAATACAATATGAGTATTAGAACTCAAGAGCTTTCTAAGGTTCCATATATAGATCATATTCCGAAGGGTTCTCATTTTATTTTAGAGACCAACGATGAAATCAAGAGGCTTACTGCTAAAGATATTATTAAGACAGTATCCCAAGCTATATTGGGAGAGAACACTAACTTACAAACCGTAAGTGGTGTAGTAGAACAGGTTGAAAAGTGTGTTGCTAATGATACTATTCATCATATCAGTATTCCATTATCCGGATGGAGAGATTCTAATGGTGGAGAACTTACAAGTTCTTCTCAAGCACCATTTACACAGGTTGTAAATGCTTCTTGGGTTACAGAAAATTCTTTCCCGGAGCTATATTCTGATATGGATGACAATATCAGCACTGCACAGTACAAGAATTACTCTAAGACATTTTCTATCCTTACAACAGGATTGGCTACAACAGCTAATGGTTCTATCACTTTTAAGATCTTTAAGCGTCCGACAACAGATATCAATATTATCTTGAAAGGAGGCTAAAGATGCCATTTACAAAAACTGTAAAATATGTAGAAGTTGTTGATGTAGATAGTAAGAAGATTACAGCAAAGCCGGAAGATGTAGAATTTGGTAAAGTGTTCGTTGGCAATACTAAGAGATTAGAGATTGGAACCATGCCTGTTCATGAAGAGCATGGTGACATTACTCTACTTGCTGGAGAATCTCACACTATTGGTGTTGGGAAGGTTAATAAGGGCTATAGTGTTATATCTACACCACTTGCTCCACAGACTGTTGGTGATGTTGAACCTTCTGATATTGTTGCTGGTAAGATTGCTTGGTCTAATGGGGTAAAAGTAACCGGTTCTATAGAATCTCATATTGATGAGACTATTAATCTTACAGCTGGTCAACAGCAAGTTCTTGCACCAGGATATTATAAGAACTGTACCGTTGTTGGTTCTGTATTATCTGGTCAGACTGTCGGTACGGCAATTGATTCAGATATCTTATCCGGTAAGATTGCTTGGGTAAATGGTCAGATGGTTACTGGTACCATGAAGAAGAATATTCCAATCAATGTGAAGATTGGTGCTGGTGAGACATATACTTTGGATGCCGCATATTATCCTGGTGGAAAGATCACTTCTGAAACTATTGTAGAATCTACTCCTGGAACTGCTGTAGCTGATGATATGATTTCTGGTAAGACTGCATGGGTAAATGGTAACAAGATTACCGGAACTATTCAGAATGTTGTTCCTACCCAACATACTCTACCGGTTAATGGAACATATACTATCCCTAGAGGATATCATACAGGATTAGGAAGTGTAATTCAAAATGTTTCTACATTGTCTGGTGTAAATATTACTCCTTCTACAGAACCACAACGAATTGCTGCTGCTGGAAAGTATATGACTCAGGATATTACCGTAGCTGCAGTAAAGAATGCTGTAAACTTTGAAGTACCGGCTGATAGTTATCTTATCAATCAACCTATCAATTCTTTGATCTCTTCTTTTGCTTTACCTGTAGATAACTGGCATGATAATACAACCATGAATGTTTATAGTGTAGAACTTGTATGTGGTTCTGCTGAAAACAAACTTACCAAGTTAACTGGTTGTGTTGTTATCAATTGGAAGAGTGATAAAGAAGAACCAAAAGAGATTGCATACTATGACGTAGCAAACAATAAGAAGATGATTTCTGTAAAGGTATCTCTTAATACAGCTACTATGGCTCATACATTTGATATCAGAGTAGATCCATCTTTGAATTGGTTTAATAATGAGAAGACGGTGTTCAAAGTGAAGGAAGTCTTCCATTCAAGAAACTACGCTTATAGTGAGTAAAATAAAAATAAAGGAGACAATTTATGAGTAACTTAACTAGACCTCAGTATAGTTATAATAACTTACAAGATTTTGAAACGTTATTGAACTCTACTCTCGGCTATCTTGAGAAAGCAAACATGTCTAACCTCGGAGATTTCTCTCCTGATGGTAAGGCAGCGAATGCTGGATTTGGAAACTATACTATTTACTGGGAATGGTTTAAACAACTTGGTTACGGTAATTGGCAAGGAAGCCCATACTGTGCAGGTTACGTTTCAACAATGTTATCATGTGCATTTGGATTGGAAACCGCTAAAAAGCTTTTATGCGGAAATCTATACACATATTGCCCAACAGGATGGAACCAGTTCAAAGCAGCGAAGAGAATCTTCGATACTCCTGAACCATTCGATGTAGTATTCTTCTATAGCACAAGTATGGGAAGATATTCTCATACTGGATTGGTTGTTGGTGTTGATCCTAACGGAAAAGGATTCACAACTATAGAAGCTAATACATCTTCTGGAAATAACAATGTTGTACGAAACGGTGGAGCTACCTGTAAGAAGCATTATACTTTGAAATCTGTTAGAGCTTCTTTTGGTAGACCTGATTGGAAAGGAAACGGTATCTCAATGAGCAGAGTAAGTAACGTAAATACAAGCAGCAATCCTATGTATGGTGTAAGCACTGGTGCTGGCGGACTGAAGGTTACATCTCCAAATGTAAACCTTAGACAAAGTCCCGAAACCGGAAGCGTTGTTGGACATCTTAATGCCAACGAAGCAGTATTCCCGTCTAAAAAGGTATTTGTAAACGGAAATCCTTGGTTATATCTTGCAGATAGAGGAGCTTGGGTATCTGGAAAGTATCTTACTGGTTGGGTACAGGAAGCAAATAATAAGTGGTGGTATATGCTTCCAGGATATCAGTTCTATTCTAACCAGATCGTTTCCATTGATGGAAACTTGTACTTCTTTGATGCTGTCGGATATATGTATGTAGGAGATTTCACTCTCTCTACAGATGAGACCGGTGCAATCAAGAGAACAAGCTAAAAGAAAAAATAAAGAAGCGTCAGAAAGAGTATTATCAAGCAAATGTGGAAAAGTGTAAAATATCCTGTAAAAAATGGGATCAAGCTAATCCAACGATGAGACGACTTATAAATGCTAAGTCAAGAACTTTAAAACATGGTGGGAGTAGTTCCTTGTCGGAAAGTGATTGGTTGAAAATAAATAAGTTATTTAATAATTCTTGTGCATATTGTGGAATGAGTGAAACAGAGCATTTTGAAGTTTTTAATGAGAAATTACATCATGAACATGTGATACCTCTAATTGATGAAGGAGGTTATGAATATGGCAATGTAGTTCCTTCTTGTAGAAGTTGCAACTCTAGTAAAGCTAATCGAGATTTTAAAGAGTGGTATCCAAATAGCAAAGTTTATAGTAGAGTGAGGGAAGTTAAAATAATCGACTATATAAGTTGCAATGAAAGGAGAACGGTTTGGAATTAAGAGGAGTTGACTATCTCAGACGAAAGTTGAATCTCTATCAGAGTAGGGTCAACCTGAGATATAAACATTATGCGATGCAGCATCATGAATCACTGTTAGGAATCACAATTCCTGCTCATATCCGTGCAAAATATAAATCTGTACTTGGATGGGCAACAAAAGGTGTTGATAGTCTTGCAGATCGTTTGATTTTCAGAGAATTTGCTAATGATGACTTTGGAGTCATGGATATCTTCAATCGTAACAATCCTGATATTTTCTTTGATAGTGCAATTTTGGCAGCATTAATAGGTTCTTGCAGTTTCATCTACATTTCTAAAGGTGAAGATGATGAGGTGAGATTACAGGTTATTGAAGCTAGCAATGCGACTGGAGTTATTGATCCTATAACAGGACTGCTCTTAGAAGGATATGCGGTTTTAGCTCGTGATGATTATAATCGACCAACACTGGAAGCATATTTTGAACCAAATGCTACTCATTTCATTCCTAAAAATGGAACTCCATATTCAGTTGTAAATGAAACTGGTATTCCGTTGCTTGTTCCTGTTATTCATCGTCCAGATGCGGTTCGTCCTTTTGGACGTTCACGAATTACTAGAGCTGGAATGTATTATCAAAAATACGCTAAACGAACTCTAGAACGGGCGGATATTACTGCTGAGTTCTATTCGTGGCCACAGAAATACATTATCGGACTAGATCCAGATGCAGAACCGTTAGAAAAGTGGAAGGCAACTGTTTCGAGCTTGTTAACTATTTCAGCTAGTGACAATGGCGAAAAACCAAGTATAGGACAATTTACTACAGCAAGCATGTCCCCGTTCACAGAACAGCTAAGAACAGCAGCAGCTGGATTTGCTGGGGAAATGGGCTTGACATTGGATGATCTTGGCTTCGTATCAGATAATCCATCATCTGTAGAAGCTATCAAGGCTAGTCACGAGAATCTACGTCTTGCTGGTCGAAAGGCTCAGCGGTCACTAGGTGCTGGATTGCTAAATGTGGCTTATGTTGCTGCTTGTTTGAGAGATGATTTTCATTATGCGAGAAGTCAATTCGTAAGAACTACAGTCAAATGGGAACCATTATTTGAAGCGGATGCGAATACAATGACTATGATTGGCGATGGTGTTGTGAAGCTAAATCAGGCATTACCTGGATACATCAATGCAGAAACAATTCGTGACCTTACTGGTATTGCTGGAGATATGTCTGCTAAACCAGTGGTAAACGAGGGTGGTCCAAATGGAGAATGATGTTTTACCTGGTATCTTGCAAGAGGTTCAGGAGAGGTTTGAACGAGATTTTGGAAAGAGTGAGATTGTCAGAAATGCTTTTGCTACATTGAAGGCAAAAAAAGCAACCTACAAAACAGCAAATGAGTTTGCGATTGAAATTGGTGAAATTCTCTCTAAGGCTCTAGGAGCGTCTCTGAGCGCCGATAAATTACCAGACGGAAAAATGTATTACAATATCGCTCAGCGTTTGCTGACGGACGTGCTAGGACGAAATTACGAGCTTGTAAGTGGTTATGCTAGTGATGTCCAGAAGAATTTGAACGATAAAGCCAAAATCGGTCTCAAAGTTCAAGTCCCTGAACTAAACAAGGACCGAATAGCTGGCATTGTCAATCGCTTTTCATCTGAAGATAATTTCGAGGATGTCAGTTGGTTGCTAGATGAACCTATTGTGAATTTCACACAGTCTATTATTGATGATAGCATTCGTGAGAATGCGGAGTTTCATCATAAAGCTGGCTTACAACCAGAGATTGTCAGAACATCTTATTTTCATTGTTGTGAATGGTGTCAAGAAGTTGAGGGGAATTATAAATATCCAAGAGTTCCAAAGAACGTTTTTAGAAGACATCAGCATTGTCGTTGTATTGTAGATTATGATCCTAAAAACGGAAAAGTTCAGGATGTTTGGAATAAAATTTGGAGAAAAAAAGATGAAAATGTTAAAATAGAAGTAAGAAAAGACATAAACAAAGATTTGCAAATGAGTGAAGTGAGAAAGCTAGCACTTCAAAACGGAATTCTTTCAAATCCTATTAAGAAAAGTCGTAAAAAATTAACTGAGGAACAAGAGAAAGAGTGTGACTCAAAAAATTATCAAGAAAGATTAAAAGAGGTTGTTGTTGATGTTATTGATGGAAATTTAACTCGCAGAGGTGCCATTAAAATAGCAGAAGAAAGAACTGAAATGATGAAGGAATATACTGAAGAGTTAGAGTATCATCCTGACTATCAATTTTTACAGAACACATCTTATGATCCCCAAAATCCACAGCATCGTGCAGTATTAAAAGCATTGTATGACGAATCAGATAATTATACAGATTCTGAACTGAAATTTTAGTTAGAGACAATTAAACAATGACACAAAAATTCGAAATGGCAGACCGTTTTAATCCGTCTGCGGTAGAACAAGCCC